ATATAAAATATCGGTTATTACTTTTGACTCAGGTGCAACAGGCGCCGCTACAGTCACACTTGCACAAGAAGATGATTCTACTCAAAAATTGACAGCAGCTGTTTCAAGCGGTGTTAACATTTCAAGAGAGTGGGAATTTGCACAATTCTTCAATAAGGCTCCAGGAACCTCAACATACGCAAGTACTAGAAGTTCTGCAGGTGTTACTGATGAAATGCATATTATCGTCTTAGATGAGGGCGGACTCATTTCAGGTACACCAGGAACAATCTTAGAAAAATATGAAGCAGTATCAAAAGCTTCAGATGCTAAAGACGAGTTTGGGTCTACAAATTACTATCTATCTATACTCGAAAATAAATCAGAGTGGGTTTACTGGTTGGATCATAGTTCTACTATGGGTTCTGCTGGTGCGGCTGCAGCTGGTGTAACTTTCGGAACAGGTACTTTACCAGATTCACTTTCATTTACGAATGGTGCAGACGGTAATCAACCAACAACAGCTCAAAAAATTACAGCATGGGATACACACTTTGGTAGTGCAGACAATCAGGACATATCTTTATTGATATCAGGTTCTAGTCAAGCAGACAATGGTAGTGGTGCAGCAGTTGTAACAAGAGCAGAAGCAACAGCTTATTACAATCAGTTAATGAACATTGCAGAAGACAGAAAAGACTGTGTAGTCTTCTTCTCTCCAATCAAGTCTGATGTTGTTGACTCAGGAACTGCAGGAGCGACTAATGTTAAAGCAACAGCTGATACATTAAATAGTTCTAGTTATGCATCTATGAGTTCTAATTGGTTGTATCAATATGATAGGTATAATGACAGATATGTTTATGTACCAGACAACGGTTCAGTAGCTGGCTTATGTGCTAGAACTGATTACACGAATGACGCATGGTATTCACCAGCAGGATTCAACCGTGGTCAGATATTCGGAGTAACAAAATTAGCGTTTAACCCTACAAAAGCTCAAAGAGATACTCTCTATAAAGCTAGAGTTAATCCAGTTGTTACATTCCCAGGTCAAGGAACATTATTATTCGGTGATAAAACACTTATGGCGAATGACGGAAGTGCATTCTCAAGAATTAATGTTCGTAGATTATTTATAGTGTTAGAGAAAGCAATCTCAACAGCAGCTAAGTTCCAACTATTTGAATTCAACGATTCATTTACAAGAGCTAATTTCAGAGCAGCTATTGAACCTTTCTTAAGACAAGTTCAAGGTAGACGAGGAATCTATGATTTTTCAGTTATCTGCGACGAATCTAATAATACTGCAGGTGTTATTGATGCATCACAATTTGTAGCTTCGATTTTTATCAAGCCAGCAAGAAGTATCAATTTCATAAGTTTAACCTTTGTTGCGTCAAGGAGCGGTGTAGATTTCGAAGAAGTCTATGGTGCTGCTGGAATCGCAGAATCAGCACAATAGGAGGAGTAGAAAATGGCAACTATAGACCAATTTAAAGCAAACCTTATCGGTGCAGGACCAAGGAATAATAGATTTGAGGTATTCATACCTAGAACAGGAACTAAGATACAGTTTTTATGTAAAACTGCAGCTTTACCTGGACAAACTATTACACCTTTAGAGTTGAAGTACAAAGGGTTAAGTTTCAAACTAGCAGGAGACAGAACTTTCGAAGACTGGTCTGTTTCTATCTACAATGATACTGAATTTTCAGCTAGAACAGCTGTTGAACAATGGATGCAAGATATTGTACCATTAGCAGATTCAACACTTGCTTCTACTGGATATGAATATATGGTAGATAAAGCGACCGTAACACAATTAGGTAGAGACGATGCAGTCTTAGCTACTTATGAATTTTTCAACATGTGGCCTACAACTTTAGGTCAGATAGAGTTAGATACAGAAGGTGGTGACGCATTGACAACTACTGATGTTACATTTGCTTATTCACATTTCGAAAGAGTAGTTTAAATAACACTTTTGAAGTGATATAAATATAAGTATGGAACTTTTCGGAATAGAGATAAAGAGGAAGAAGGGAGACGAAGCTCGCATACAGAGCTTCGTGCCACCTCAAAATGATGGGTCGGTTATTGAAATCGGCAAAGATAAAGGTATGGGTGGATTCGCTTCCACTGGTGGGGTTATTGGACAATTTATTGACATGGAAGGCGGTGTAAAAACTGAAGCTGACCTAGTCGGTAGATATAGGACAATGGCACTAGTACCTGAATGTGATAGCGCGATTGAAGATATTGTTAACGAATCATTGTCTTCAAACGATTTGGATGCTCCTGTAGCGATTAACTTGGATAGAGTTAATCACTTTTCAGATGGTATCAAGGATAAAATTCGTACCGAATTCGACGGAATTCTTGAGTTATTAGGATTTCGTGAACTCTCACACGACATATACAGAAAATGGTATGTTGATGGGAGATTATACTACCATAAACTGGTAGATAGCAAGAATACTAAAAAAGGTATTGTTGGATTGAGAGGAATCGACCCTCAGAAGATTAGAAAAGTAAGAGAAGTCGATAAGAAGAAAGACGAAAGAACTGGTGTAGAAGTCATTGGTGAAGTTAAAGAGTATTATATCTTTAATGAACAAGGGTTTGACAAGAGTGGTAATAACACAGGTCAGACAGTAAGAATAAGTCCTGATGCTGTAACTCATGTAACTTCAGGGTTACTTGATTACAATCAGAAAGTTGTAGTTGGATATTTACATAAGGCTATGAAGTCTGTAAACCAACTAAGAATGTTAGAAGATGCTTTAGTTATTTACAGAATATCAAGAGCGCCAGAAAGGAGAATCTTCTACATTGATGTCGGTAACTTACCGAAAGCGAGAGCAGAACAGTACTTGAAAGAAGTACAGACTAGTTATCGTAACAAGTTAGTGTATAACGCTGACACAGGTGAAGTTAAAGACGATAGAAAGCATATGAATATGCTAGAAGATTTTTGGTTACCTCGTAGAGAAGGTGGCCGAGGAACAGAGATTACGACACTACCAGGTGGTCAGAATCTAGGTGAGATTGAAGATATTTTATATTTTCAAAAGAAATTGTACAAGTCTCTAAATGTACCGATTTCTAGGTTAGAGACAGAAACAGCGTTTGCTATTGGTAGAGCGACTGAAATATCAAGAGATGAAGTGAAATTTTCACGATTCGTTGATAGACTTAGACTTAAATTTTCTAGGTTATTTGATGATGTCTTAAGGACTCAACTGATATTAAAGAATATTGTATCAGAAGAGGACTGGATAAAATCAAAAGAGTATATCAGTTATGACTTTCAAAAAGATGGTCATTTCGTAGAACTCAAAGACGCTGAGATATTGAGAGAAAGAGTTAATACTCTGGAACAGTTAGACCAATTCGTTGGTAAATACTACTCACAATCATGGATTAGGAAAAATGTTCTTAGACAATCAGAAGCTGAAATAAGGGATATCGATAAAGAAATCGAAGCCGATAAAGCAGCTGGTGGTGATGAAGAAGAACCAGAATTTTAGGAGTAAATTATGACAGACAAAACAAGAAATTTCATTGACCAAGTGGTTGACGGTAATAATGTAGAAGCTGGTGAGACATTTAAAAGTGTCATGCAAGACAAACAACTAGATGCAATCGATTTGAAAAGAGTTGAACTGCAATTAGATTGGATGAATAATAACGAACAACAAGAAGGATAGTAAAATGAGTTGGACAAGACCTGGCCAAGGATATACTTTACAAGACTCTATATCAGAAGAAAAAATGGGATTGCCTACAATGGCTATTAAACCTATAATGAAAGATATTGAAAAACTGATGAAAAAACACGATGCGTATGTTAGTAACAAAGATAAAGATGTTACAACAATCTCATCACCAAAACCTATGAAAAGTGGGTTTACTAAAGATTTAGAAAAATTATTAAAAATCAAAAGGGTAAATTTGATGAATTATCAAAAATGAAAACATTTGCAGAACTAAGAACACAGTTAGACGAAGTTAACTTCAAACAAGATATGAAGAAAAATCATCTTTCTGCTACGAAGATTAAAACTACAGAAGTTCATTATCATTCTGAAAAGAAAGGTTCTAATAAAGTTCGTGTGTTTGTTAAACCTAAGTCAGCAAAAGAATTCGAAGAACTAGGTGTATTTAAAGACATGAATACAGCTAAGAAGTCCGCTGAACAGTTTGTTAAACTCATGGGTGAAGACATTGACGAAGGTGTCAGTCTTTGGAAAGAGTTTAGAGAAAAGGCTGAAGAATCAATTATCAAAGAAGATGATTCACTTCATGAAGCTATGCTTACTTACAGAGTTCAGAAAATGCAAAAACCTGAAATTGATAGATTTAATTCAGCTGGTAGAATGATGAAATTGAAAGTCAAATTCAATCATGGTAGAAATGATTCATTAATAGTAATGACAGGTACTAAAAAACAACTAAGAGATTTTGATGCAGTTGCTAGAGGTAAATCCTCATACG